TGATTTATCTATATCCAGTCCAAGTGCTCCTACTGCTCCAACTTTAAATGCTGTCTTTTATGTTAATGCAGAGAATGCAGATGCAAGCGCTGCTTCTGTAAGTGCTGCTTCGTCTAGTGTTATAAGTAAGGCAGATATATCTGGGAATGCACCTACTTATGTTAAAAATGTTGTTGCTCCAGATTTTGCAGATGCTGATAACTGGCTTAACGAAGAAGAAGACTCTGAATTAGTAACATCTAGAGTACAAATTATTTCTACACAATTGCAAGAATATCAAGCTAATATACAAAATGAATTAAACGAATATAATAAAGAAAATTCAATATATCAGGCTAATGTTCAAGCAGAATTAGCAAAGCATAATAGTGATTTGCAAACAGCAATTAATAATGCAAATTTAGATGGGCAAGATAAAAGGCAAGAAGCTAGTCAAACTACAGATATAGATAAGTTTAATAAAGCTCAGGACCAAGCATTAGAATTAGAAAATAAAGCAAAAGAAATGGAAGCTTTGATACAGGAGAATAATATTAAAATATCTAAGTATTCTCAAGAAATATCCTCTTATCAAGCTCAAATAAGCAAAGAAGTTCAAGTATATCAGCAAAATTTACAAAAAGAAATTCAATTATGGGAAACTAACAATTCTAGTGGTTTACAAAAATATACACAAGATATGCAAAATGAATTAAATGAATTTAATGATGCAAATGTAGAATATCAGGCTAAATTACAGAAAGATTTACAGGATGCTCAATTAGCAGAATCAAAAGAAGGTAGAGATTTACAAAAATATGCAAGTGAATTATCCTCATATCAAGCAGAAGTTGGAGCTAAAGTTCAAGAATTTCAAATTATATTACAAAACGATTTAGAAAAATTTAAATCTGATATGGATAAATATAATGCAGAGGTAGCAAAAATTAATTCAGATAATCAAAATAAAATTGGAAAGTATTCTCAGGATATGGCTAATTATGCAGCAAAGATACAAAAACATTCAACTGATTATCAATGGATTCAAGGGCAATATGCTCAATTAAAACAAGATTACAATCAAGGAATACAATTATTGGTTGCAGGAGGCCTTCCTCAGCCACAACAACAACAAGGAGAAAGATAAATGGCAGCACATAAAGCAACAGTTAGTGTTTCCGCATCAGTTTTACCAGATGACATGAAGGCTTCTGTAGGAGGAACTACTGTCTACGATTTAAATGATATAGGAGATAATAATAAATGGGTTTATTTTGCTAATAATGTTAGCACTTCAGCTCAATCAATTATGGCCGATGGAGTCAGTTATTTAGCAGGTAATGCTGGAGATGAAACTGCTGTAGTTGATGCATCTGCAGATGATTTAGGATTTTTAGTATTAAAACATTCTGGATATCAAGGTGATGGTACAACAACTTCAACAGATAATTTATATCTAAATATTACTCATGGCGCTGATGCAGATGCAGCAGCAGGCAGTTTAGTATTAGAACCTGGAGATGTATGGTGGGGAAGATTTGTCCATAGTGATATAGATGATATTTCTGTTGAAGCAGCAGGCAATACAGTTAAACTATTAATTTATGCAGTATTAGATGATGGTGGTGTGTAGGATAGGAGTCTAGATGACAGCTAAGAATATTATAGAACAAATTGAAAGAATGTTTGGTAGACAGCCTGAGCAATACATGTTTCAATTAATTAATGATGCATTAGATGATATTGCATCACATAAAAGAAATTACACAGTATCAAAAACAACTAATCTTATAGGTTATGATAGATGGTATACTTTGCAAGATGCTGTTATAGAAGTAGAAAGGGTCGAGATAAAGGATACAAATAATCGATATGTAATGATACCTAAACTAGCAGACCCTCATAAAATATTAAGAGGAGATACAGACGATACGTCAACAGTATGGAGTAATACTGATGCTGGTGACGACTCATTAACTTAGGAGAATTATGGCAACAAATAAAAGAACATATCCAAATTCATACTTTACATGGTATAATGATGATAATAGGTTGGCAATTTTATGCGAAGATACGACATCTTCTTCAGGAGAAAGAACTAGCGAAAAATACGATACATATCAGGGAGATGATGTAACTTCAGGAATAAGAATTACATATAGGTCAAAATATGATACAATAGATGCACAGGATGAAGATTTAAAAACAATTGGAAAATTAGATTCAGGACTACATCCTGCTGTGGTATGTTACGTTAAATCAAGAATGTATGAAGATATGGGAGATTTACAGCAAGCTCAATATTTTAGAACAATGTATGATAAAATGGTTAAACAATATCCATTAAGAAAAAGCGGAGTAAGAGCTTTATCTGTACCAAGATTATAAAAGGGGGGTAGTATGAGTGATTTAAATGAAAAAATTTTAAATCTTAAAAAGCAACAAGAGCAAGCAAGAGAATTGTTTGTTAAATGCCAAGGTGCAATTGAATTACTTGAGGCAATGCTTGAAGAAGATAAAGAAGAAAAAAAAGACAATAAAAAATAGTTTTTTGAAATAAGGGGTAATATGGCTAAGAAAAGCAAAGGTGTAATTGAAAGAGCAATAGTAACGCCAGATAAACACTTTCCTATACACGATGAAAAAGCAATAAGCGTAGTCTGTCAAGCAATAGAAATTGTAAAACCTGATACATATATAGACTTAGGTGATACAGGAGAATGGGAACATTTTAGTTCTCACTATTGGAAAGGAAGAAGCGCAAAGCCAATGGAAGATTTGATTCCATTGTTAGATAAAGATGTCTCTGATGTAAATGCAGGAATGGACATTATAGACAAATCATTAGATAAGGTTAATTGTAAGGAAAGGCACTTTGTTCAAGGCAATCATGAAGTATGGCTTGATAAATTCGTAGTCAGATACCCATATTTAAAGGAATATACAACTTACAATGCATTAAAGTTAAAGGAAAGAGGATATAAATATCATCCTTATAATAGAAAGAAGTTGTTAAAGAAAGGAAAACTTAACTTTACACATGGCAAGTATGTTCCTAAATATCATGCTTTTAAACACTTAGATATGTATGGTGAAAGTATAATGTACGGACACACACATGACTTACAAAGATTCACCAAGACTACCGCAGGTGGAACTATAAGTGCTTGGAGTCTAGGATGTTTAAAAGATATAGAAGCAGATGAAGATTGGTTGAGCGGAAGATTAACTAACTGGAATCATGCTTTTGCAATTATCGATTGGTTTAAAGGCGGTAATTACAAAGTAGAAGTTGTAGAAATAATTAAAGGAAAAACCTCATTATGGGGTCAATTGATAGAAGGTAAATAAGGAGAAAGATGGCAAACTTAACAGTAACACATACAGAAGACATTACTTTAAATGGTCAGCAATTTGGCGCAACAACAATAAAGAGCTTTTCAGGTATTGGTGAAATATCAAAAAGAATTCTAACTATTACAACTGCTGAATGTGTAATAGGAACATTTAGCGCAGCTGTTGCTTCTGCTGGACATTTTACTGCAGCTGATGTTAGGTATATAAGATTTACTAATTTAGATACTACAAATTTCGTTACATTAACATTTAGAAACCAAGACAATGATGAATTTGCTGTTAAGGTTGATGCTGGGCAATCATTTATTTTAAATGGTGATAATGCTAACGGAATGACGGCTATCTTTAATGCAACTCAAGATGCTGACGCTGCTTCTAGTACTAACTTTGGAAGCTTGACAAACATTCAAGCAGATGCAGATACTGCTTCATGTGATTTAGAGATGATTGTAGCCTCTGTATAAAATGAATATAGGTGACTATTTATTAAAGAGTAATAAAATTACTCAAAAGCAAAGAGAAAAAGCTGAACTTGAACATGAAGTATCTGGTAATAAGTTTGGTAAATGTTGTTTAGATTTAGGTTTTATTACTAGAACTGAACTTAATCAAGCTATAAAAGCTGTTCAGAAAAAACAAGGAGGAGAGAATAGACCGATGGCGACACAAATAGGAGAAGATAGCAAATTTACATTTGATATAAAATTTATGGTTACTATAGCTGCTGTTATTATATCTGCATGTGGTACTTACTTTAGTATACAAGGCTCTATAGATGAGCTTAAAGCAAATAATAGTCCTAATAGATTAGAACATGACTATGTTGTAAAAGAGATTGATAATATAAAGTCTATGGGCGATTTAAAGATAATATCATATAAGCTTGATGAGTATGATGAAATGTTTGCAGAAATAAAAGATTTAGTTAAACAACTACAACCTCTTGCTTCAGATTTAGAATATATAAAATCAGAACTTGATAAGTTAAAGAACAAGAAGATAGATATCCCTGAAGTTGATTTCAGCGGACTTGAGACTGCTATCGACAACGTTGGGGAAGATGTAAAAGCTATGCAAAATAGCTTAGGGGAATTTGAAGAACGTTTAAATAAAGTGGAAAGAAAAGGGGGAGGAAGGTTTTAATGAATGGAAGATTTAAAAATTATTTTATCTATGTGGCTTGCTATGTCTCTGCTCTCTTTGGCGGTTTTTTTTCTAATTCGACTACTTATGTGTCTGCTAACGTTAGCACACCATATATAAACGGCAATATAGAATTAGAAGATGATTATAGATACAACTTCGGTATTCGTAAGATTGCATTATTCCCATATCAATTAAGAAATAAATTTTACAAAGGAAATGAGGCTGCTCTTAGTGATAAAGCTATAACAGGGGCCGTAAGTGGCGTAGAATACCTTTTTTCGGCTAGTTCTGTGCGTAATAGGGGTCATGAGTACCTAGACCAAGAACATTGGATTAAATGGTCAAATAAGTTCTTTATTACGAAATTCAAATATATGAACAAAGAAAGTAGAGATTTAGAGTTTGCTGATTATGATGCAAGATTTAAGTTAAATTTAGGAAGATTATGTCTTACAACTGGTGCATCTTTTAAAGGACATCCAGTATATGGACATCCTGCTATTCATAATTATGAAGGTCCTTGGTGGGAACTTGCATATGAATATGGATATCAAGATTTTCAAGTACCTTTGAATGATTTAAATAACAATGGAGTAATAGATGAATATTGGATTTGGATTGAAACTAACCAAGAAACTGAAGAAGGCTATTGGGAACTTTACTATGAAGGTGTTAATTATTACTGGGAGGATAGCGATAGTAACTACGTTGCTAATAGTGATGATGAGTTTCTACAATATCATTACCCAAAGGTTGTAAAAGAATATAATGAAGATAATAAAGAAAAAGAATGGCAAGCTGAAGCTTCTATAGTAATTGGTTTAGATATGCTACTTGGGGGTGAGAAGTATTACTCCCATATTTGGGTTAACGCATTTCCTTATTCTGTTGGTTTAACAGATAAAGCTTATGATGGAGATGATGTTCAATATGATGTTGGATTGCTAATAGGCACCAACCTAGGTAAGCATATTGGGGTATTTATTGAGGGCGCATATCAAAACTATTACGGAAGAGAAGAGTATGATATTTCAACTGGCGTAAATTGGAGGTTTTAAATGGCAGACGCAGCAACAATGACAATTAAAGCAGTATTACTACCTGATGAAATACAGGCAACGTTAAAGGATTTAACATTTGCTTATACACCTGCAGATGCAAACGATAAATGGTTTTATGGTATTGTAAATGTTCCGCACAACACAGGTGGAGTTGATTTGATAACTGGAAAGTTTTTATCTAACAGTGCTGGTGTTGCAACAGGAACTGCTAATGCAGATATAACAACTTCTGATAAGGTTAAGTTTTTATTTATTAAAAATACTGGCACAACAGATGGAAGTACTTCAACAGATGAGAGTGTCCATTTAGTTCTTGATGGTTCAACTGCAGCTCATGGGTCTACAAATGCTATTGAAATAAGTTCTGGACATTCATGGTTTGCAAAACTACCAAATACAACTGTTGGTGATTTACATGCAATATCAGCAGACCCAGACCAAACAGCTGGAGGAGGAAATGTACAGTGTATAGTTGCAGCGATATTGGATGATGTTGCATAATGTCTGATAAAATTCAAAGACAAAT